TGGTGGAAGCCTTAATGTCTGTAATAGAGATTTTAACTTTCTTTTGCTCATCCTCACCAGCATCAAGTGTGTGGAACTTAAATAGTTTAGTCATATTCTCTGGATTGAACACGCCGCCCGAACCGGAGAAAGAAGATTGAAGGTCTTGGCAAATAATCCAAGGAGTTTGTGCTGCTTGGAATCCGAAGCGGAAGTCGGCTGCATTGGCATTGGTGGAAGATCCGCTCCATCTGTCGAGCCCCAAGATAACACCAAAAGAATCTCCCGAAGCAACAGATGCCACCTCTCTCTCAAAGGTAGGTCCAAGCCAGTAAGTTTCTTGCTGTGCTGTTCTTGTAATAGCATCGTTAACAAGTGTTGGGTTTGTGTTGAATACCTTACGAATGTATTTAGAGCTTGAGCGAGTAAAGTTAAATGAAGTCTCGTGCTCAGTATTGCCGTTCTCATCTTTAATAACGACTTTGTACTCATTTGTTCCTGCACCCGCAATAACACCAGCTTTTGCTGCATCTTGCATAAGAACTGCTGCGCCTTCTGCCTGGGTGGAGGTTCCACGAATTGTGCCAGAAAGTTCGATTGTTCCCTTGTCGAGATACCAAACTGCTGCGAGTGTACCAGTTAGCGCTGTTGTGGCGGAGCCTGATGGGAAGATGAAAAGTCCATAAGCACCACCGTTTGAGGCGGCAGAAGTATTATTAGAGCCAGAGGTTTCCCAACCTGCACGACCAGCAGCCCCGGTCGAAAGCCCAGCCTTTTGAGCACCGAGGAGACGAACGACTGTTAGTGCATTGCTGTTACGCAAGTATGCTTGTGCAGCATATGCGGCATAGGTAGGGGCGGTGTAATTACCATCACGCCAGACATCGCCACCTTGACCGCCTGGAATTGGGTTACCGAAAACATTAACAAATTCTGAAAAAGAATTAACCTGAACGGGGCGCATTGCTGGTCCTCGCTCTGTTCTACCAATAACTACTGGACCAATTTCGCCTGGAACAGCAGGTAGTTGTGAGTTGTCGATTTCATTGATGAAAATGCCTGGTGAAATAAACTTAAAAGATTTAACTGACATTATGAAGTGTCTCCTTGTCGCTCTTCAATATCTTACGAATAAAAATATTCTTATTATCGTTAATAAATAGTTGATAAATTGACGAAAGTCCTAAATATAACCTTATGGACGATAAAAAGGAACGTTGCCGCTAACGTGCAGGTTTTCAGGGATATCACCAAAGATTACGTGCTCTCTTGGGAACTTTACTTCAACTGCATTTTCTCTTCGAACAATCTTAGGTTGCTCTTGGTTTTTGTCGGCTCCGATGATGTATCCGATAACTCTAAAGTTGATCTGTGTTTCGTAACCTCGGGCATCATCGAGCAAGGATGCTGCGTTGTTATTTAGTGCATAATCTGACTCGATAAAAACCTCAAAACGATGATTGTCTTTCTCTGCAATAAAATAATTTACAGCACCTGTCTTAGTCATGAAAGGTGTGATAATTTCATTGATTTGTTGTTGGTATTCAGTCATTACAGTTAGGGTATAAGTGACCTCCAAATAAACTGGGATAGGAACTGTAATTGTCTCGTAAACAACTTTCTCGTTTTTCTTTGGGAAGTTGTTTTGTCCGTTACCGACAGTGTTCAAAATCAAACGCTTGGAGTCAGCATTTGCAAAATTGGCTGTCTTGTCTTGTTTAATTGTTCTCGCAACAGTCATTGATCCGCCTTTGGTATCGCCAACGTTTTGTGCTGCTGCATAATAAGCACCACGCTTTGCAAGATCTTTTGTAATGCTTTTACGTTCAAGAGACATGATGGGGTAAATCAAGAAACCGTTAACGTCTCGGAGTTCTCTATTGTGCTTGATCTGAAAAGCGCGTTCAGCTCCTGCCCAGATAAAAGGTACTTTCTTAAAGCCCTTGTTTGTGGTGCAGAAGATATCAAGTTCCTCGTCAATGTATTCGAAGAGGGCGCGATCAATAGTCTCAATAGTTGAGGGCTGGATCTCCAACTCTTTGAGTGGTGCAAGTTCTTGTTCTCTTGGGTTATCAGGTGGCATCGAATAGTCCCTCTCGTGAATAGTAGCCTGTTGCTACGATCTCAAATGTATGCTCAATTTGCCCGAACAATTGTCTTGCCCATTGTGTGCTTACAATTTCATAAAAATAATCGCCATACAAAACAAAGTCGCCTTCACGAACATAAAGATCCTGATCCTCGATCAATCTTCTTTTGTGGAAGTAAATTGTAATTGTGTTTTCTTTGTCCAAACCGGCAGGGGTATCGGCTTTTGTGTCTCGACTCTGATAGTCAACGAGAGCATATACGCGAACTGGAGGTAAGAATGATTTTTCTACTGCCTCGCCATAAAGGTTGTTGTACTGGGTGATTGAGTCGTCGATAGGATAGTAAACAATCTGCTGCCCAATGACTCGCTCAATAAGTTCGTCATTAACCTGCTTTACAAGGTTTCGCTCTTTCTCACCCAAGAATAGCGGGGGTGGCGGCTGAGCGGGTTGTTTCCATTTATCGTCGTCTGACATTTAATAGCCCCCTACCCAACAAACACACCCGCTGGGATGTTCTTGTTTAGGTTATTAATGTTATCACTAATATCTGAATCCTTAGCAGCAAGTGCCTGATAAGTCAACTGATCTAGTGTATCTTTCAATTCATCGCGAAGATTTGACTGTTCTTCTCTGCCCTCGGAAATAAGTGCTGGACCGTTAAGAGTCACTGACTCGCCTGGAATTGGAACAGTCGCATACTTTGAGCGAACCTGTCCGAGAGTTTCTTTCGATAATGCAAGAGCAAAACGACGAATCCATTGCTTTCCAATTGAGTTGATATTATCATATGGAATATTAGCAAATGGAAGAGTATTCATATTGTTGATACCATCAACGCCTGAAGCAGAACCAGATGTCTCCGCCCAAGCATCTTCAACAATCCTAAAATCAAAATGATAGTTTCCTGGTGTTACGCCGCCTGGGCTCACAGCATTTGGGAAAATTCTGAGTTGATTATTATCCAACTCAAAAGAGTAGTGCGAGTTTCTTGTGTAGATCGCGTCCTCGAACTCCATTGCCTGTGCCTTGTTTTGCCAAACTTGAACCAACTGGAAAGTTGAGTCATCGGAGTATTGTCCGTAGTTAGCCAAGTTACCTACGGTGTTTAGTCCGCCGTAGTAGCCGTAAAATCTCCACATTGCCTGTGGTGTCTTATAATAAACTTTGTCAATGATAAGTCTCTTGCCCTCAACCAAGCCAGCGTAAGGGACTGGATCTCCTGTTGCTTCATCTTCGTTATTTGCAGAAGAACTTGCAATGATTGCATTTAAGTCGTAATCTTGCTTACCTTCTGTCGCGGTAAAAGAGGCTGAGTAAATTGTTGTAGTTCCGCCTAAGCCTGCTTGGGTTGAGATGCCATCTGTATAGCGCTGGTTGAAACCAAAAGTAATCTTTGGATACTTTAACGATACATGCCCTCCGCCTAGACTTGATGAAAGAGTACCTGCTTTAAGTTCTCCATCATGATCAAAAGTGCCAGTTGTCATTCCGAGAACATCTGAAAGAATATTCTTGGATTGATGCATGTTGATGATGTATGAGTATTCTAAGACTGCTTCTTCATAAGCTGAATAAACGCTACCAGTGGTTAATTCAATATCAAGAATGTCTCCACCAAGTTTTTGATATGTATATGCTACTTGATCTGCTGCCCCAGATAAGAAGTCTGTTGTATTATCATAGACTCCAATTGGGGTTTGCAATGCTACATCAGAAGCCGAGCCAGTGCGTGGCAGCACAACTGCACTAACTTGACTAACCGGAGTAAGGGTAGGTATTGCCATTAATTATAAGTCTCCTCTCATTAAATAGTTGACGGCATAAAGAAAACCCCCGCCAATTGCTTGACGAGGGAATTCTTTTACGCTACCGTTTGTTTAGTCGTATCAAACGAGATCAACAACGATGACGAGTCCGTACATGTCGGGACGTACCATCTTCTTACCGTAGCGAGTCATAACGCCCTTGCGGGGTACGAAGTCTTCGGTTCCGAAGATAGTAGGTGTGACCTGTAGTGGTACGTATGGTGCGTATACGTAGCCGCTCTCAAGGAAGGATCCACCCTTACGACCAACGAGGATTACGTTGCGAGGGAAGTATGGATCGACGTAAACGTCCCACTTCTTGGAGAGAGCGCCAACCTTAACAGCGCCAACGGTGCCCTGATCGGCATCAGCGGTGATGTTAGCACGGAAACCAGCGGTGAACTCAAGGACGTTAGCAACTTCTGGTCCACAGACGATGAAGTTAGCGCCGCCGCGTAGAGTCTTACGGTGGATCTGTGCAGATACATCATTGATGGTTTCGACGAGAGTCTCATACCACTCGGATACTGTACCGGTGAAGTCAGGTGTTGCAGTAGTAGCACCAATTTCCTGACCGGTGAGGCGGTTGACGAATCGACCGGCTGCACGGGACCAGTAGTAGCGACCTGCGGTTGCACCCTTAACGAGGTCTTCGAGGATCTCACGATCAATCTCAAGAGCGATCTGCTCGGAGAGGATTGAAGTAAGCTCAACCTCTGCGTCAAGGTTGTGGTAAGCGTTAAGATCTTGTCCTAACTCAGGAGTCCACTTAGCCTTGAGCTTCTTGGTGATAGCAGTAATGCTTACAGAGTCAACCTTGATGTCGATCTCAGGGATTGCTGTCTGAGCCTCAAGTCCCCAGAGAGGATCACCGACAACTGAGCCGAGTCCTTGTCCTGCCAAGAAGTCATCATCAATTGCCCAAACAAGTGGCTGATTTGCACCACAGAAAGAGCTTGACAACTGTACAGGTGTTGCTGCACCGTTAAGCGAAGCAAAGACTACGAGAACAGTATCCTTGGCGTCACCTGGCTGATAAAGTCCGCCATTGGAGCCAGAGAACTGGCTAAGACGACGAACGTGTTGTGCATTAGCTAGTCCTGTTGAAGATGAAATCGCAATCAAGTTATCAAGGTTAAGCTGTGAAAGGTCAGATACAGCAACAGAAGCTACAACTGCTGTGGTAGTGCCAGAAGTGAAATCTGGATCGTAACGGAGAAGCTTGTCGCCTGTTACTGCCCAGAGTGCGTCACCTGTGCCACCAAAAGTACCGGAAGTAATAGCGGTAACGGAAACGTTGCCGGAACCGGTTGGGGAAGAATAGCCATTGTTCAACGCATAGAAAGAATTCTCTGAGTTGAG